CTGGCTGGTGGTGGTAATGCCATGCTCAGAGGAAAGGCAAATTATGATGTCAAGAAAGTTCTTGAGTTAGGTTTTGCTGCTACTGCTAATATAAAGAAACTACAAACATCTGCAAAAGGATCTGGTCAGGATGTAAAAACGCCCCCTGTTACTACAACGACTCAACCTAGTGGTGGTGGATTTACTAGAGATGTTACAAGACTTTTAGAAAATTATGAAGGATTAAGACTTAACGCTTATCCAGATCCTGCTTCAGGTGGAGAACCAATAACAATTGGTGTTGGCGCGACTAGATATCCGCCTGGTTTTAGATTCGGTAGAACTAAAGTGAGGTTAGGTGATACTATCACTAAAGAAGAAGCATACATGATTAAAGATCATGATGTTAAACGTCATACACAAATAGCGATAAGCAAAGTTGGTGCGTCTAAATGGGCAAAACTTCCAGATAATGTAAAGTTTGCACTTATTTCTAAAGCATTTAATTACGGCACAATTTACAACGGTGCCCTAAGAGCTCTCGATCAGGGTATAGCAACTGGGAATTATTCTGCATTATCAGCATACTATAGAGATGTTCTTGCAAAACACAACAATGGTATTAATACCTGGAGAAGAGGTGATGAAGCTGGTATCATTGATAGCGGCAAAAGTGCTAGAAGCGGGATAAGTTTTTCAATGGGCAGATCATCTGCCCCTGCAGGAAAAACTGGTACTGGTAAAGCATCTGGTTCTGATACAACGGTTGTACCTCTGCAATCATTTGCTGTTGACTTAGACACTTCTGGAATAAATCCAGCAACTGGTAAATATACACCTGTAGGTCAGAAAGCAACTCTTGAAG